CGTGCTTGCCACATACTTCACCGTAGTCTCAACAATATACTTGATTATCAAGACTTTTTAAGTATTCAATCTAAATTAAGTAACGATGAAATTAGACCGCTAGGTATTGGCGTTACTAATCTTGCTTACTGGCATGCTAAACGCGGCCTAAAATACGGAGAAAAAGATGCCCTGGGAGAAGTTAAAAGTTGGATGGAACATCAAGCGTTTTATCTTACAGAAGCTACAGTGGAATTGGCCAAGGAAAGAGGAAAGTGCAAAGACTCAGATAAAACTTGGTACGGTCGAGGGATATTCCCGTGGGAGAGACGAGCCCAGGGTGTAAATGAGCTTGCTAACTTTGCACCGGAATTAGATTGGGAAACATTAAGAGCACAAATGAAAGAGCATGGTGTACGTAATGCTACACAAATGGCTATCGCACCAGTTGAATCTAGTTCAGTTGTTATTAACTCAACTAACGGTATTGAAATGCCTATGAGCTTGATTTCTACTAAGGAATCAAAAGCAGGTTCATTCACCCAAGTTGTTCCAGAGTATCATAAACTAAAAAACAAATATCAATTAATGTGGGAGCAGACAAACTGCGAAGGGTACATTAAAACTTCTGCTGTTTTGGCAGCATATATTGATCAAAGTATTTCTACCAATACTTTTTATAATCCTGCTCACTTCCCAGATCGTAAGGTACCTACTACACTGATTGCTAAAAACTTAATGCAAGCACAGTTATGGGGAATTAAAACATTCTATTATAGCTTGATCAATAAGCAAGGCGCTAAGATGCAAGAAGACCAACCTAAACTAAATGGGTTCCATGAAGTTAAGTTTAACGGACATGAAGTTGAACTAGAGGACGACTGTGAGGCGTGTAAACTATAATGCTAGAAACTATCTGTGACATAATGACTGACGCTTATAAGCGTAATTGGATCACTAGTCGTGACGGCAACGTTAGTATACGTCACCACGATCGAGATCACTTTTACATTACACCGAGTGGTGTTCGTAAACAAACGCTACAACCAGATCAATTTAAAAAAATTAAAATCGAAAAATCTCTAAAGAGTGGGTATGGTAGTTTAGACTATTGGTATTCATGGGAAGACATGCCTTACACAGATATCAGCGCAAATCTAAAACCCAGCGGCGAGCTGCCACTGCATTTTGGCCTACAGAAAGAAATGGGACAACACAACAACGATGTTCGTGTTGTTGTCCATGTGCATCCAACGTACTGTATTGCAGCTATGCATGCCGGAATAGACCTAAGTACTATTAGCAATGCTTTTCCAGAACTGAACCGTTATACTCGAGTTGCACCTAATGTAGGCGATGTGCCGCCGATTAGTCAAGAACTTGCAGACCAATCTCATAAGATGTTACAATTAGATAAAGACGGTAATGTAGCTTACGATATTGTAGGTATTAAAGGACATGGAGTTGTTGCTATCGACACTAGTCCATGGCGTGCTTATGAGCACATCGAAAGGTTAGAGCATATATGCAAAATCGTACTTGCATCAGGAAACTATAAATGAGTAAACAACAATACAATTTAAACACAAAGACAGATTATGTAAATCGAAAAATGTTTTTGGACCCGGCTGGTCCAGTTACTATCCAGCGATTTGAAGAAGTAAAATATAATAAAGTTGTAGACTTTGAAAAGACAGCCCGTGGATTCTTTTGGGTCCCTGAAGAAATTAGTCTAACCAAAGATGCAAACGATTTCAAGGATGCATCAGATGCAGTTAAACATATCTTCACTAGTAACCTGCTTAGGCAAACTGCTCTTGACAGTCTGCAAGGTCGCGGCCCAAGTCAAATCTTTACTCCGGTCGTAAGTCTACCAGAATTAGAAGCATTGGTCTACAACTGGACATTCTTTGAAACTAACATTCACAGTCGTTCATACAGTCATATCATTCGTAACATCTACAACGTACCCAAGGAAGTGTTTAACACTATCCATGACACCAAAGAGATTGTTGACATGGCGTCTAGCGTCGGCAAGTATTATGATGAATTACATCAGATTAACTGTGCAGTAGAATGCAATGCTGACATCGAGCCACAGGATCACATCAAAGCAATTTACCTAGCACTACATGCCAGCTATGCACTAGAAGCCTTCCGCTTCATGGTGTCATTTGCTACAAGCCTTGCAATGGTAGAGAACAAGATCTTTATCGGTAATGGCAACATTATCAGCTTGATTTTACAAGACGAACTGCTACACAAAGGTTGGACTGCTTGGTTGATTAATCAGGTAGTCAAAGAAGATCAGAGATTCGCTAAGGTAGCCGAACAATGTCGAGAAGAAGTATACCAAATCTACATGGATGTTATACGTGAAGAAAAAGCCTGGGCAGATTACCTATTCCACAAGGGACCTGTTATCGGTCTTAATGCGAATATTCTTAAAGACTTTGTAGACTATACAGCAGTAGGAGCATTGAAGGATATCGGTATTAAGTACCTAAGTCCTGCTCCTAAATCAACACCTATTCCTTGGTTCAATAAGCATAGTGATACCAGTAAGAAACAAACAGCACTACAAGAAAGTGAATCGACAAATTATGTCATTGGTGTTATGAGTGATGCTATTGAATACGACGAGTTACCTATAATTTAAAAAATTACAAATGAAAGGAAAATAAAAATGGAAGTTATTGTTTGGAGCAAGTATCATTGCCCGTATTGCGATCAAGCCAAGGCATTATTAAATCAAAGAAGTATTAAGTTTACAGAAAAGAAAATTGGAGACGGGTACTCAAAAGAAGATTTGTTAGAAGCAGTACCTACTGCTCGTACAGTCCCTCAAATTATTATTAACGGTAATGTCATCGGCGGATTCACTGACTTGCAAAAGTACATTGAAGAAACTGGATTTACTAACTCTGGATACGTGGCGGGCTAATATGTTTTTAGAAAAATCTAAATTTGCAGAAGGTGATATTATAAGTTTAAAATTATTTTCTGGCGAAGAAATTGTTGGTAAATTTGTAAAAGAAGACATGTCCTCGATTACAATTGGTAGACCGTTATCAATTGCTATGACTGCAAAAGGTCCAGGCCTCGGCCCAGTAATGTTCACTATTAATCCTGATGCAGATTATTCAATAAATAAAAGTGCCGTTGTATTGCAAGGGCACACTTTAAAAGATGTAGGCGAACAATATACATTCCAAACTACTGGCATTCAACCAGTTAGTGCCGGAAGCATTGTAACACGATAAAATAGAGAGAATTAGAATGCCGGGAATAGTAAGACAAGGTGATACTACAACTACAGGACATGGTTGTGATGGTACTACCACCGTCACTGGGCCTACCGGAGCATCTGCTAAAGTATATGCTAACGGCATTCCGATCGAATGTAAAGGTAATCCTACAGTAGTTCATAGATACGGCGGCCGACGCTGCTCAGCCACCCATTCAACAGCAATAAATGTAGGATCTCCCAATGTCTTTGTTGGCGGAATATCTGTTGCTAGAATCGGCGATTCAACAGACGCAGGCGCTCTTATTTCCGGATCAGGTAACGTATTTGCCAATTAGATTGACTTTGTTAAGTCATATCTGCTAAACTCACTGTATGAATATATTTTTAGACATGGACGACGTTGTCGCCGATTGGATGCCCGCCGCCAGGGCAATTGTAAACCGTAACTGGGAATACGGCGAGCGTATACCAGAAAGCGATTGGGCAAAAGTAAAAGCTAACCAGCGTTTTTATCGAGATTTACCTATTAAACCAGGCGCACATGAGTCAGTTGAATATTGTAAAAATGCAGTGACAGCGGGTCAAGCCGATGGCCTTTATTTTTTAACAGCACTTCCTCATGACTCTTCTGTGCCATATGCTGCACAAGATAAAGTTTGGTGGGCTCACGAACGTTTTCCGAATATTCCGGTATTTTTTGGTCCCTATAGTTTCGATAAACATAAACATTGTAAACCCGGTGATATCTTAATAGATGATCGAATTAGCAATTGCAGTGAATGGCGAGCAGCGGGAGGGCGTTCACACATTTATCGAAATTGGACTGAATGTAAAGTTTGGCTAGAAAATATTCTATCCCCAGTAATAAGCAACTAATTAAACATATAAGGAGACCATTATGGCACAAAACAGACATCAAGATTTTACAGCAATCGTAGAGGCAATGGAAGGCGACTTTGAAAAGTTTTATGACAAGGAAGTCGGTGCAGCCGGCACTCGAGTTCGTAAGCATTTGCAAGAGCTTGCTAAACTTTGCAAAGAAGTTCGTAACGATGTAACAGCCGTTAAGAACGCACGTAAAGAAGCATCAGCCAAATAATAAATAATACCAAACAAGGAGTTTGGAATGGCTTATTCGGATCAGGTTATTGATCACTACGAGAACCCTCGTAATGTCGGTAGTTTTGACAAAGGTGATGATTCAATTGGCACAGGCATGGTGGGAGCACCTGCCTGTGGCGATGTAATGAAACTACAAATAAAGGTTGATAATGATACAGGTATTATTACAGACGCTCGCTTTAAAACGTATGGCTGCGGCTCGGCAATCGCAAGCTCAAGCCTTGTCACAGAGTGGGTTAAAGGAAAAACACTCGACGAAGCAGGATCGATTAAAAACTCCCAAATCGCCGAAGAACTAGCATTGCCTCCTGTAAAGATTCACTGCTCTATTTTAGCAGAAGATGCAATTAAGGCAGCAGTAAATGATTACCGTAACAGACACAGCCAAAAAGACAATTAAAAAACTTCTTGAAAAAAGGGGAAGCGGAGTTGGTATCCGGATCGGCGTAAAAACTACAGGATGTAGCGGACTAGCATACACCTTAGAATATGTTGACAAATATGAAGCAGAAGTTGGAGTAACAAATTTTGCTCAAGATAGTTTTGTAATTTTAGTTGATGCTAAGAGTTTAGTTTATATGAATGGATTAATAATTGATTGGGTTCGTAATGGGCTTAATGAAGGGTTTGAGTTTGTTAATCCAAACGAGCGCGATCGATGCGGTTGCGGCGAAAGTTTTAGAGTATAGGGATTTATATGACAATTGAACAACAAGTTTTGGAATTAATAGCTGACCAACTAGGTAAAGGCATTACCGATTTAGCCAAAGACACAGATTTTAAAGATTTAGGGGCAGACTCCTTGGACGTTGTAGAAATTGCACTGGCCATTGAAGATAAATTTAATTTTGAAATCCCAGACGAAGAAGCCAATGACATTGTAACTATTCAGGACATCATTAACCTAGTAGAAAAATGTACAAATGCCTAAATATTGGTCTAGAGAAGATACCCAGTATTGGATTTCACAACTCGAAAATCGAATTGATGATATTGAGTACTACTTGCATAGAACTATAGAGTGGTGTGAAATTAACGGTGTTTGGGATGAAGAAAAAGTATTCACGTTATCGTTTATAACGGTTCTGTGGGTAACAAACATGCGGAATGAAGATATTTCTAAAAGAGAATTACTCGAAATATTAGGAATTTCTGGTTGGGAAGATACTGAAGATTTGGTTTATGAGTTAGGTAAAGAAAGTCGGCAAATGGACCATGAAGAACTTTTAAAAACAGTTCTAGAAAAATTCGACTAAAATAATTTGGTAAAATACTTGACGTCTTCCAGTAAAACAGTTACAATAAAAACTGTAGCATTTAAGGAGACATAAAGTTGTCAATGCATTTAGAAGGCCCTTGGCTTAGTACTACAGGCAAGAAAAAAGGCAAACGTAAATTTCGAAATGCTGAAGAAGCAAGAAAGGCAAGAGAATTGGACGACTCTTGGAAAGAACTTCAAAAGCGTTGGGGCGTTGAAGTAGAAGAACGAAAGCGTAAGCGAGCGCTATCGGCACCTGTTATGTTACCTACAACAGCCGGTGTTTATCGTAGAGATACTGGACCACGCATTCCTAGTCTTAATGGCGGGCTAGATATGGGTTCTGCTGTAAAGACTGCACCAAAAGTTTATACTGGAACTAAGGTTAAAGGTATTGCTACCATGCACAAAAGCAATGCAGTGCCTATTTTTAGCGATGAAGAAGCAGTGGATATTGCTAAAATGCGTAGATAACTCATTTGTATAAATGATAATTAAACATACACTATAAAAACTATAGTATATAGAAGTTTTTAATATTTTTTGAACTTCTAGTGTATTGCAAAAATACACTTATTTTAAGGAGAACGTATGGAAAAAATATTCAGGGTTTGTGTTTTTACTATTAGTGTGTTACTAGTAGTAGGAATCATCAAAACTGTTACAATCCAAAAATTTGATAGATTGCGTGAAACAATGTTAGTTTCTTCAAACGATGTTGTTTCGATTAGAGAAAGAGAACAACAACTCGAATGCCTGGCTAAAAACATTTATTACGAAGCCGGCAACGAGCCGTTCGAGGGTAAAGTTGCAGTAGCACAAGTAACTATGAATCGGGTTGATTCGGGAAAGTTTGGTAACGGTGTTTGCGGAGTAGTTTATCAAAAAAACATATTCTACGAAAAAGTTGTTTGCCAATTTAGCTGGTACTGCGACCGAACAGTTAAATTAAAGCCAATCCATAAAGATGTCTATGAAGAAAGCATGGAAGTTGCAAAGAAAGTTTTGTTAGAAGGATTTCGATTGGATGTTATAAAAACAGCTATGTATTATCATGCTGATTATGTAAATCCCGGTTGGAAGAAACAAAAAATTGGAAAAATTGGTCGTCACATTTTTTATAAAGGTTAATTATGGATTTCGATATTAAAAAAATGTCTGCTTTTGTAAATGAAAAATTTAAACATGTTTCGGCAGAGACGTTTGGGTGGTTAGCAATAATGGTCATCCATTCTGCTACTATTCCGAGTTTATTAGCAGTAATGGCGGGTCTTACAGATCGAATGCCGAGCTCGGACATTGTATTGCTGGCTTGGGCTGGGTTAGCCTTATTTTTTTTAAAAGCAGCCGTTCAGCGTGATCTACTTAATCTTATTACAATTGGAATAGGTTTTATGATTCAGGCGGCACTAATGGTTTTAATATTTTTTAAATAACCAAAAAGACTTGACCATTATAAACCTCTGTAGTATACTAATGCTACAGAGGTTTTTTTATCAACACACACAGAAAGGCAGTATATGGCTAAATGGCTAATTGTTTTAGCAATTATTATTTTGGCACCAACGTTTGTTATCAATGCTATGACCAACGGTGTTAATTTTGTTAGCTCACAAGGGAAGGCATTATTTTCAGAAGTAGCCAAAGAGGCTGCAAAAACAGTCCAGGAGGCAAACAAATGAAAAAAACATTGTTAGTGTTATCAACAGTAGTATTGACAGCTTGCTCAGGTATGTCAACAGTTGAAGAACGTAAAACTTATGCTCAACCCGATTGGTATAAAGAATGTGTTCAATCTGGTGTAAAAGGATACTTTTGGTGGAAGAAGGAATTTGCTTATGCTTGCGGCGCAGGTGAGAGCGTTCATTCACAGGCCGCAGAAGAACAGATGTATGCTATCGCTATGAATAACTTTGCTAAACGGGTCAACGGCACTGTTAATTCTGAAACTACAATCGATATTAAAGACGAGAAAAAAACAACTCGTACAGTAGTATCTTATAAAGTATCCGATACTGTAATTCGAGAGCATCTAAAAACTGAAACAGGTCATTTTACAATGAGCGGACGTCATTATACATTTGTTCGATTAGAAATGCCTAAACAGGTTTTCGATCAACTAATTGCCGAAGCTAAGGCAAAAAAATAATGAATGGCTACATTCTAAAGAACTATCCGTGGGCACTAATAATCGCATTATATGCAACTATTAGTTTGCTCACAGGATGTAGCTCTCCTCCCCCAATCCAAACTGCTCGTCAATATTGTTACACGAGTCAAGAGATTAAAACAAAAGATAGAGAGGTAGTTTCAAGTGAAACTACGTTACTCTGCAACGACGATCCGATTAAACAAAGTAACTTACACAGAGCTGGATTAGCTAAAAATTGTGGACATTACGAACAAATGGTAAATCGAAATGGTAGAATTATTAAAGAACAATATATCTCTTGCCAAAAGCCTAATGGTAATTGGGAGTCTTTTCCTGCTTTCTAATGCATCGGCACAGAGTTGGCATCAATACACCATGCTAGGTTGGTTATCAAATTCTCATGTGTCTAAAAAAGAAAATGAATTGCATACTCGTGCAGTTTTTCATGCTTTAAATAATTTAGGAACCGGAGAAGTTGCAGAGTGGTATAATGACGATCGTGGGAGTTTTGGTCGTGCTTATGTAGTTTTAACTTTTCCTGCAAATGCTGGTGCATGCCGCAGAGTACACAGTTATATGCACATAAATCAGAATCTTTATGGATACGCCGATACTGCTTGTTTGGATCGAAACAACGGAACTTGGAGTTTCGTTGATAAATATTAGAACTAACTAAGGAAGCTATATTATGGCATCAGGATTTCAACAAGACACAAATCAATTAAGTCCAGACTTTTACAGGGTGGTATTAACGCTCGGCGCTGGAACAGCAACTTATTCGGGTGCTGCCCCTGCTGATGGAGCAGTTAATCCATATAACTGGGATAGTTATGCAATATTACCCACAAGCGCGGCAAATGCTCTAAGACTAGCCCGCGGAAATATGCGTTGGCAAGCAATTATTGAAGAAGTTACAAAATATGCAGATGCACAAATCCTTGACGTCGAAGTAACTAGTGCAGATCTTACAGATTCTAACAGTGTTCCGTCAGCTATTGCATTTACTATTAAGTACGATAGAGATGATTTTATTCTAGGAAGTGTAACCAAAGTAGCATCGTCTTTTACGCCTACAACTGGCGGTGCAGTGACAATCGATACTACAGCTAAAGCTATTCGATATCTAGTTGCACAAGGTATTCAACGTGGCGGTACATCTGGCTACACCCGTAAATGGAACGTAGTAGATGTTACAGTTGATGCAGGACAATTAATCTCAGTTACTATTCAGCGTCCAGATACCGACGGCGATGTATACGACGACGTTGCTGTTACTGTTCTAGACGGAACCGAATTAACATCTACTGTATAAGGATAAGATGATTTTAGCTTGGTTATTGCTACTTACCGGCCTCACCATCTCAGCGGTTGCAATTTACTACTCTGTAGTAGGCTTAACCGCTATCTTTTCTGCGGCAGTGATTCCTATTGTTATAATGGGATCTGCCTTAGAGGTCGGTAAACTTGTTTGCGCTTCCTGGTTAAAAGCCAATTGGGAGCGTGCTCCTCGTTTTATAAAATACTACATGATCACTGCGGTATTGGTGCTTATGCTAATTACTAGCATGGGTATTTTTGGCTTCTTAAGTAAAGCACACAACGACCAAAATTTAGTTAGCGGTGATGTACAATCTCGGTTAATGTTAATCGAAGAGAAGATTAAAATCGAAAGAGAAAACATCGCTAGCTCTCAGCAAGTTATTAAACAAATGGACGCCGCAGTTAACGGTGTTATTTCGACAGGTGACCAAGAAATAAAATTACGCGACGGCTCTACTCAAATTAAAAGTGCCGCAGAACGCTCATTACAAATTAGACGCAGTCAGTCGAAGGATCGTGCTAAACTAACTGCTGAAATTGATACAGCACAGAAAAATATTATTAAGCTACAAGAAGAAGCTGCACCAATTCGAGCAGAAAACCGTAAGGTAGAAGCAGAAGTAGGCCCGATAAAATATATTGCTCAATTCATTTATGGTGATACCGGCGCCGAAACTAACATGTTAGAAAAAGCAGTTACTTGGGTTATTATTTTAATTGTTGTAGTATTTGATCCGTTAGCTGTTATTATGTTGTTAGGCGCACAGATGACATTTGGCTGGATGAGAGAACAAAAAACGCAAGAAGAATATCCAACTATAGCAGATCTAGATCACGAGGTAGGAGAAAAACCTACAGAAGAAGAAAAAGCAGATAATTTATTTCCTACCTACGAAGAAATAACTCCGCCGGAAGAACCAAAAGAACCTGCACCGCATCATCCAGATACACATCCATATCTTCGAGCGGGATTCGGTAAAAGTTTTGAAAACTTAAAACCGATGGTAGCTAAACCAACAACAATTATCACTCCTGAACCGATAGTGATACAACGGCCCGAAATTAAAGTTGAAGCAGTTGTAGAATATGTTCCTGCTCCAACAGCAGACAGCACAGCACACACAGTAGATGACACAGTTCCGACTTATCAGATTCTACCGGAACTAGACGAAGAATCAAAAAAAAAGACTTACATGATCAAGGATCATGGGAAACAAATAACCAAAGAGAAGTAATTGGATATGTGCAAAATGCAGAGCAATCTGCAGAAACGCTATGGGGTCGCATTTCAAAACACGACCAATTAGCACCTATTGATAGGCTATATAAAGAGTACAGCGATCACGAATTTAAACACATCAGAGTCGACGAAACCCAAGATCCGGAACTTGCCGAATTTGTTAAAAAAGTACAAGAACGCGGTCCAAAGTTTAGCGTATACGACAAAGATAAACTTGAATATTTTGCCAAACGAATTTATGAACTTAGGAAAAATTAATTTAATTACACCACCGGACAACTTGTTTAACGGCAATGTTGGTTATCTTTTGGTAAAACCAAGCACTAAATTGAAAATGCAATTTCAAACGATACTTAGTGCAATAGACGAAGACATAAATGTATATGTGTACGACAGTGACGAGGTAGACATTGCTTGGATGCTTAATGCATCTAATCAAGTAGATTTTATTATAGTCGATGTTGATAATTGTGATCCGATAACAAAACTATTTGTTAGTTTGTTATTAACACATTCGAAAACATTCTACTTAACGAACGACGATCTTACACCATATAGCCTAATTAGTAGGAACAGAATTTTTAATTTAGATTGGATCTTAGAGTCAATAAAAAATCTAAATGATGATGAGGAAGAAGAGGAAAACGATGAAGGAAACTAACGCAATGAAACTTTACGGATCAACAGTCTTTTTAAGAGACGGTGACGATGTTAATCGAGCACTTAGAAAATTTAAAAACAAAGTTGAAGATAGTGGCAAACTTAAAGATCTCCAAAAGAAAGAGTTCTACGAAAAGCCCACTACTACCCGTAAGCGTAAAGCAGCCGCAGCCAAAGCTCGCTGGGCGAAAAAACTCAAAGAACAAGAATTACCTAAAAAATTCTATTGACATTATTATTTGTATATGCTATAATATAGTTTATTCTTAATAGAAAGACTATATGGCACTTACAGATGTAATGATAGATTTAGAAACATTAGCTACTAGCCCTAATGCCACCATTTTAACAATCGGTGCAGTAAAATTTGATCCATTCGGTGACGATGTAAAAGACCCGACTTGCGAAAAGTTTTACGTGAGAGTAGATTTAGATAGTTGCGATAGAATTGGACTAGTCACAAGTGATGATACTATTGCATGGTGGGCTAATCAAAGCAAAGAAGCACAAGACGAAGCGTTTAGCGAAGATAATAGGATTGACATTGTTGATGCAATGAATCAATTATATAAATTCTGTTGGGGCGCAAAACGTGTTTGGAGTCATGGTGCTTCTTTCGATGTTGTCATTTGCGAACATATTTTTAATACAATTGGAAAAGCAGTTCCGTGGAGTTTTTGGCAAGTACGTTGCACAAGAACATTATTCGATATCGGAATTAACCCAAAACGACCACCTGTCTTAAAGCATCATGCACTAGAAGATGCATGGAATCAAGCAGTTGGTGTTCAGAATATTTTTAAAAAAATGCGAACCGCTAGCAGTATTGACGGTGAGCTTTTTAACCCACTAGCAGGATCTAAATAAAATGGACGAAACAAATAATGAAGTAATGGATATTTTGCAAGAAGAATGTGCTGAAGTAATTCAAGCAGTTAGTAAAATTCGCAGATTTGGTATTGATAACGCTAAACCAAATACAGCATACTCTAATAGAGAACACTTAGAAGAAGAGCTCGGAGATATGTTAGCTATGATTGATATTTTAATGGCTAACGATATTATTAGCTGGGGGCATCTACACCAAGCAAAACGAGAAAAGATCGAAAAACTAAAAAAATGGTCTAATATTCCTAATTTAGATAAAATCTAATATAAATAAAAATGTAAAACGCCATACGGGTTTTACAAATTCTTGCTTAAAATAAGGAGATAAAAATGAGCAAAGTCATCGGTATCGATTTAGGTACTACAAATTCATGTGTAGCCATTGTAGAAAACGGTTCTACTAAAGTTATTGAAAACTCAGAAGGCGCACGTACAACACCTTCAATTATTGCTTACACCACTGATGAAATTCTTGTCGGTGCCTCGGCAAAACGTCAAGCAGTTACAAATCCAAAAAGCACTATCTATGCAGCCAAGCGTTTAATCGGACGCAAGTTTAAAGAACAGGCTGTACAAAAAGATATTGACTTAATGCCATATGAAATTATAGAAGCATCTAACGGAGATGCATGGGTCCGTGCTCAAGGCAAAGAACTTGCGCCTCCGCAAATTAGTGCAGAAGTTCTTCGCAAAATGAAAAAGACCGCAGAAGACTATCTCGGACATGAAGTAACACAGGCCGTTATCACAGTTCCTGCGTACTTTAACGACAGTCAGCGCCAAGCCACCAAAGATGCAGGTAAAATCGCAGGACTAGAAGTACTGCGTATTATTAACGAACCAACAGCAGCCGCATTGGCATATGGTGTAGATAAGGCAGATAAAACAGATCGTAAAATTGCAGTTTATGACCTCGGAGGCGGAACCTTTGATATTTCTGTTATTGAAATTGCCAACGTAGATGGCGACAAGCAAATCGAAGTATTAAGCACTAACGGCGATACTTTCCTAGGCGGCGAGGATTTTGATCAACGTATCATGGATTACCTAGTTGAAGAATTTAAGAAAGAATCTGGTATTGATCTTAAGAAAGATATGCTTGCCTTACAACGTCTGAAAGATAGTGCAGAAAAAGCGAAGATCGAGTTATCTAGTTCTGCACAAACAGATGTAAACTTGCCATATATTACTGCCGATGCATCTGGTCCTAAGCATATGAACATTAAGCTCACTCGTGCTAAACTTGAACAACTAGTTGACGATCTAATCCAGCGTAGTTTAGAGCCATGCCGTATTGCCATGAAAGACGCAGGTGTTACAGCTGACAACATTGACGAAGTTATTCTTGTTGGCGGACAGACACGCATGCCTAAAGTACAAGAAGCAGTTGAAAAACTTTTTGGCAAATCGCCTCGCAAAGATGTTAACCCAGATGAAGCAGTTGCTGCTGGTGCTGCTATTCAAGGTTCAGTACTAGCAGGCGACCGCACTGACGTTCTATTGCTAGATGTTACTCCATTGAGTTTAGGAATCGAAACAATGGGCGGTGTCTTTACCAAATTGATTAACAAAAATACAACTATTCCTACAAAAGCTAGCCAAACTTTTAGTACTGCTGAAGATAACCAACCAGCAGTTACAATTAAAGTAGGTCAAGGTGAGCGTGAGTTATTCCAATATAATAAACTTCTAGGTGAATTTAATTTAGACGGTATCGCTCCTGCTCCTCGCGGACTTCCGCAAATTGAAGTTACCTTTGACATTGATGCTAACGGCATCATGAATATTAGTGCTAAAGACAAGAGCACAGGTAAAGAAAACAAAATCACTATTAAGAGTGATAGCGGCCTGAGCAAAGAAGAAATTGAAAAGATGATTCAAGAGGCCGAAGCAAATGCTGAAGCAGATAAGAGCGCTCGAGAGCTAATTGAAGCTAAGAATCAAGCCGAAGCACAATTACACAGAGTGCGCACAGACATGAAAGACGTTGAAAGCACACTAACCGAGGATGATAAATCTAAAGTTAATGATGCAATCGCCGCCGTCGAGACCTCTATGAAAGGTAACGACGTTAAAGAAATCCAAGACAGTGTAACAAAACTTTTCGAAGCTAGTACACCTGTAATGGAAGCCAAAGCCAGCCAACAGCAAGCAACAGCTGACGATGGTGTAGTCGATGCAGAAGTTACTGAAGTAAAGAACTAAGCATCATTTATAACAGTGCGGCGCTCGGGTGAGGCCGCACATAACATTCTTGCTTAAAAAGGAGAAATTAAAATGAATGGTACATTAACACGTTTCGATGCCGCAACATTGGCACAACTTAACAGAGCATTAATCGGGTTCGATCGAATCTTCGACGATATGGAAAGACGATTTGCAAATTCCCCGCAACCTAATTATCCACCGCATAACATAATTAAGTACGACGATTATAATTTTGAAATTGAAATCGCTGTGGCTGGTTTTGAACGAGAGGATATTACAATTGAAGTTGATCAAGATCAGTTGCGTGTCCAAGGTAAAAAGTTGAAAGAAGAAGAAAGCAGTACATATCTTTATAGAGGATTGGCCGCTAGAGACTTTGAC